GCCCGAAGATTGGGATACATACGGCAACTTAGATAAAGATGAGTGGCTCTTCGAGCATCAGATTTATTCTAAGGTTAGATACGAAGATGTAGATTTTGCGGAAGCAAATGCAGTAGAGAGGTTAAGTTAATGGCGATACCTAACTACCACAGAGAAGCACTATGCGGTAAAGATTATGACCCCGACTTGTGGTCTTATATGTGTTCAGTAGAGCGCGATAAGCAACGAGTTATGGTCTACAACATTACAGTTGCCAAGAAGATTTGCGATATGTGTCCTGTAAAAATGGAGTGTCTAAAGGAAGGGCTACAAGAAGAGAACCTTAAGACACATCAGGGTGAGGGCTTAATATGGGGCGGATTGCTAGTATCTGAGCGTGCTTTGATGCTTAGAATCTCACCTTATTCAAGGATTGTTAGGGATGAGAGCATACTACGCAGAGAAGTTCAGAAACAATCTGCTAAAATAGGTCAATGAGAAAACGTATATTAGTTACCACTATGATAGTGGTCTTACTTGCTGTGGGGTTTCCCCCCACTAAGCAGGTTGACATTGAGGTAAAGGTTAAACAGCACAAGGAAAAGCCTGAACCATTGCCAACGCAAGCAACTTGGGCTGAGAAGAAAGCCAACAAGAAGATGGCACTAGCCTTCGCTCAAGCAGGGTGGGGATGGAGCAAACAACAGCAGGTATGTTTGGTGAAATTGTTCACCCAAGAATCTCGCTTCGACCATCTGGCAGACAACCCAGAAAGCACAGCCTTTGGTATCGGTCAAGTCTTAAGTGAGAAGTCAAGGGACCCTGCTATACAGATACTCAGGGCATACAAATATATCGAGCATCGCTATCAAACACCTTGCAACGCTTACAACCATCACTTACGCAGAAACTGGTATTGATGTTTGACTTACAGGGAGAGCCGACCTTTGCCTGTATATGTGGTTGTCTTATGTTTGAGATTACTGTAATGTGGGATAGAGAAGATAGAACGATAGGCTGGTATGACTTGAAACAAAAGTGTAAAGAATGTGGAACGCTAACAACAGCACCCACCCCGATAGATGGAGAGATGTAATGCCAACATATGAATATAGATGTGGTGAATGTAACGCACTACAAGTATTAAGTCGCAACGTAGATAACAGAGATAATGAAGTGCTATGTCCTATGGATTCTAAGGTAATGGAAAGAGTATGGAACCCAACGCCTACCCACTTTAAGACAGGTGGCTTCTACTCTACGGGGAACTGATGACAAGAGAAGACATACTACAAATCCGTGAGGAATATATTTCAAGAAGTAAATCTCACATCGCTACAAACATAATTGAATTAGCCAAGAGATACAAGGTTAGTCAGAATACAATTAGGAAAATTGCCCTGCGCCAAGTCTATAAAGATGTAGATTAATCTTCTGTTGGTTCAGCAAAGTCATCATCACGATAGGGCTTGAAGCCACCAATCTTATTGATTAACTTTCTGATGGCACGCTTGTGCCGCATACGAGCAGTATCTTCTGATGTTAAACCAAGTTCGGTTGCTATATCTCCGAAGTCCATTGACTCTACATATCTAAAGAACAACAACTTGCGGTCAGGATTAGGTAGTTTCCAGTAAGCATAGTCAATCTCAATCATCATAGCCATAAGGTTTCCACCCTCAGCAGGGGCTGATTGTTTACCAGTATGACTGAGGTTTAACTTAGCAGTTACGTTGAACTCACCGCGTAGCACAGAGGGCAACAGAGCCTCAACCATATCTGCTTCATAAAAGAATAGGTCAGATGTTTCATAGCCACCAGACTTAGCCATCCAATACTGACAGTAATCTAATGCTTGGTTACGAAGAGAACGATAGATTAAATTCTTAGCATCCTTCTCACCGATTGCTTCCCAAGTATCTAACTTAACTGGATGCTCCAAGAACCATTGATATAGGGACTGACGGATGTCCGCTATATCAATCTCTTCATACTTGCGTGAATACTCAGAGGCAACAGCGTCAACTACATATTGCCAAGGTTCAATGCGGTTCCACTCTAGGTTCATTTGATTTGTATTCCCATACTCAAAGGGAGGAAGGTAACTGGTTTCATTATCTTACTTTTGTTAGTGAACTCAGTAGTAACTGGCAACCATTTATCTTCCCATACAAAATCATTCTCATCATCTAACTTGAATGACCATACTCCAGAGGGCGTATAGTTTACATACCAAGCGGTAAGTCCTAACTCTTTTGCTTTAGTTACTAAGAAATCAAACTTCTTTTTCTCTAGCAATAGAGTATCGTAGTGTGTGTTGCGGGACTTGAGTTCTATAAACATTCCAAACTTTATTGTTACACAATCAAAGCCATCATAGACTTGAGGTGAGTGTTCGAGGTCGGGGAAATGCTTTTCCTTGAGCCATTCAAACAACTCTTTCTCTTTCATTTATCCCATTTATCTCTTAACACTAGCAGTCCAATGACAGCGTAGTTAGCCATATCCTTGAAGGTATCCTCAAGAGATTCGTGCTGGGGTAGGCTGTTGTTATCTGTTAAGTTATTTAGGCGTGCGAGTTTATCCCATAGTCTAACACGTAATCCGTTGAGAGGACCGCCTGGGGATTGGCTGATGTTCTTTGGACCATAGTCTTTATGCTTGGATAGGAGCAGTTCTTCTAGTTCATCGAAGACACTGGCTACTTCTGCGGGGAAACTATAAGGGGTATCTTTAGAGTTACCAGTAACGTATTCTCTTCCACCTGGTATTGGTTTATATCTAACCCCTGGTTCCTTAGATGTTCTATAATCTGCCATATCTCTTCATTCCTCGCCTTCATCCTTAGTTTCCTCTTCTAATAACTTCTTAAGACTTGAATCAAAGTCTTGAAGTGCTGACTTAATAACCATATCTTCAACGAGTTCATCTATTAAATCATAACCATTCTCAGCAGCGAACAAGGCTACATATGTTGACTGAGTTATATGTTTAATCTGTTCGGGGTTATCAGCGTTGCCATATAAGAACCTAAGCAATGAACCTAATAATAATTTATATCCACTAGGTAAGGCATAGTAAGGGTCGAACTCTTCATCATCATCAAGAACGTGGTCAATTAATTCAAATGAACTATCAAAGACTTTACCACAATCATTACATTGATTGTTTGTAAACTCATCTTCGCTCAATCTATTCCTGCTTTCTCCTTTATATAACTTGCGCCATACTTTACAAAGGCAGAGTTTACGTCTTCTCCTTCTGGCAATTGCACGATAGTAACGGGGAGTTCCCTAGCCAGTGAGCGTGCGAATTCCGTGCCTGGTTGGTCGCCGTCTGCGAAGACGAATACTCTTTCAAAGTCCGCAAGTAACCTAGTATAATGTTTCTTCCAAGAATTAGCACCAGGAACGCCGATGCAAGGGAAGCCAACACAATGGCTGAGAGTAATAGTATCCAGTTCACCTTCACACACTCCTATGTAATCACCTGCTCTATCAATGTCTAAGACATTATACATTTTAGTTTCAGCACCAGTCATACCCATATATTTCGGTTCAACAGCAGGATTAAGACTGCGAAAACGCAAGTCGACAACACCAGTCTTGGTAATATACGGTATGGATAATCTTCCTTGGAATGCTTCGTGTCCAACATCAGGCTCTGCGACTACGCCTAATGACATTAGACGCGCTACTTCCCTTGTTATTCCCCTGCTTGCTAGGTAGCCTTCTGCCAGATGTATATGCTCCGCGTATTTCTCCGCTGCTTTCCCCAGTAATTCCTTCTGCGATGCGCTTTGCTTCACGAAAATCTACCCTCTCTTGTAACTGGACAAGTTGAATACTGTTACCTTGAACACCACAGGCAAAGCAAATGTATATGTTCTTGTCAAGATTTGCGCTACCACTTTGGTGTGTGTCGCTGTGAAACGGACACTTAAGGTTAACCTGCCCACGCGTAGCACGCAAGGTCGCGCCGTAATGTATAAGGATGTCCTTAACTGAAGGTAAGTCGTTATCAATTTTGTGCATCTCCTGTCTTCTCTTTCATCCATTGGCTTAAGTCTTGAATGACCCAAGCATTTTCTATTCCAGCATTTCTTCTTTTAACTACAACATAATGCAACGGAACATCTTCAATGTCCCTAGCCTTAGCATAGTTAACTGCTTCTATTTCTGCTTCACGCCAGAACTCAGGCAATGAAAGTGTTGCACGATTCTTTAACTCAAGGATGTAAGACTTACCAGCAATGATAACAACCATATCGCCTTCGTCTTTAGCACCAGCCTTAGTCAGACGTTCTGCCATAGCACCCGCTTTGCGGAGCCACTTCATTACATCTGTTTCAAACTGTGCGCCCTTGCGCCCATTAGGATTAGCCACTTACCACCTGGTTCAAAGCATTGACATCACAGACAAATCTTTCACCATAACCATAGTTCTTTTCTTTACATACCTTGAGAAAATCTTCTCTTGATATATCACCCCATACTATAAAGCGTGAGTCTATATGTGGTTGAGTTCTATCCCCAATAAGAGTTACTAATATTGCATAGTCAGCAGAAAATAATTCTTTACTATTAAATATTAATTCTTTTGTTACAGTAGTTTTTACTTGATAAGTTTTATCATCAACAACAAGGTCGTGTCCAGCATCTCCGCCAGTCAACACCCTATTATCAGTGGTTGTCTTATATACTTTTGCAGCAGCAAGTTCACCTAGGTAGCCCATAAGATTGACAGCCCAAGAAGTATTCTTAGCATCAAACTTTTTATCAACTACATTATATTCTTTCTTGTCTTCACGCATTGCTTCAACAAATTGTAAAGCAGATTGAATTTCTTCTGGTGATAACTTAACCTCTACCATTAAGAAGCACTCTTATCCTTGTTAAGAATGCGAGTAGCCCAATCTAATCCTTGGTTAAGACCGATAGACCATTCATCTTTCTCTTCTATCTTAGATGATTCAATCTTCTCAATAAACTTTCTAACTTCCTTTGCTGTCTCCAGCATAACAAGCGCACGTATTTCTTGAGTCATATCATCTTCTTCTTCTCTTATCATATTACCCTCCATTCTCTGGTATATCTTCCATATACATATACTCAGGGTTAAATGATAGCCAACAAACTAGGTTAGCGTTGGCATCGGCACGCCCATATCTATTCTTTACGGGAGCAATTGCCATACTAGTGCCAATGACACCAAGAGTGCAGATGAGGGCAGGAAGTTGTGCAACCTTACCTTGAAGGGCAGACCTTGGCTGGCAAGGACTACCCATAACAGCCTCAGAAGTGTGATGCAGAATAATGACGGCAGCATTAGTTGCACGAGCAAGGTATTTCAACTCCTTCATAATTGCACGCATTGATGCAAACTCTTCGCCACCATCAGTGGCTATGTCCATTAAGTTATCTACGAAGATAGCAACAGGAGGACAACCCCATTGTTCTTCAAAGGCTAAGACTTCTTCATCTATATCTTGTAGACTAGGTGATGATTCAAATGACCATACAATATGCGAACCCTTAGCAAGTGTTGCACGTGTCCAGCCTTGGTCTGTGTTCATCAGTTGTTCTACATCAGTTTGATTCTTACCTGAAATCATAGAGGCTAGACGCATAGCCATCGTATGTGCATTGGTATCTGCTGATATGTATAGCGTTGGAACTTTCATCTTGAGGGCTAAAGCCAAAGCCAAGGTGGACTTGCCGACACCTGGAGTTCCAGCCAGCATAGATACTTCTGCCCTGCGTAGGATTATTTTGTTAGCATCAAATGCTTTGAACACAGAGGGCAACGGCTCGCCACCGATGTCGGTCCTACCTATACTACGAACTAATGTTCTCATAACTTCTCAATCCAAACCTGGTATTCCTTAGTAAGAATATTATACTCACCCTCGTGAAACTCAAGGAAGTTATCAATGGCTGGTCTAGGTGTGAGTTCAGGTTTCATATCTTGACCCCACATATAGTCATCAAATGCAAGGATGCCACCCTTCTTTAATAGTTCCCAAGAATACTCAGCGTCAGATGCAACAGCATCGGCTGTATGGTTAGCATCTACATAAATAAAATCATATTTACCAAATTTAGTTAGGGTAAAAAATTCTTTAGTTGTCATCTCGTGATATGACCTAGGCTTTTCAAATGTCTTAGCGATATATGTCTTAAAGACTTCATTGAAATCTATACTTTTATGTTGACGTTCATCACTACCTTGCCAAGTATCAACATCACGTAGAAGACTACCTTCACCTGTCAGGATGTTATCGCATAACCATTCACTTGCATCACCTGTATATGCACCAAGTTGTAGAAACTTTAGATTAGGTAGACCTTTGAATCTTTCAAGATGTTCTTCAAAATTATATTTCTGTCCTTCAAACCAATTCGGAAATTCCACAATGCTCCTGTCTTAAGTTGGAAGAGGGGCAACCACCTTCCCCGATTAATTACCCCTCAACCAATTCTATTCTAGTTCAAATTGAACTAGGCGTTTGCTGGCTTGCACTGCTCTGGACCCATTGGTAGTGGGCAACTCCAGAACGCGTAAGGTTTCCCCGTTGTCTTGCTCACTCCGCTTCGGAATGTTCTCGTTCCGTGAACGCAAGTAGGGGACACTGCCCCTGCCTGGGTTGCTGGAGAGGATACCGCTGGCGCGATGCTTGGCGTTGTAGGCGCTGTCCCCAAAGGGGCTGTTGCGTAAGATGCCCCAAGCAATCGTTGCGTTGCTGCAATCTGAACTGCGTAGTCGCCAACACCTTCTAACAAAACAGATAGTTCATCTGCTGTATTAGCACGAATGTTAATCATATCTCCGCTGCCAGTCTTATATGATACTTGTAACTTCCAGTTTTCTACTGTCATTTTTTATCCTTAGTAAATTGGCAATGCTCTGTGAGTCCACAGAAATTGCACGATTGTAGGTTCGGTAGAAATATACCAGCCTTGCGAGCCTTATCAAAACCATCCACGAAATATTCGAGAGTGTCTATGGTATATCTACTTAAGTCAATCATTTCCCCTGTCCCTGATTCTCTGGACATCCAGTAGTTACCAAGGTTAACCTCAACCCCCAACATAAGTTCTACTCCTATTTTGTAGAAGCCAAGTTGTAAATCGGATTGAGGTCTGGTTCGTGATGTCTTGAGGTCGACAATCACAAGTTGTCCGTTAACCTCAAATATCCTGTCAATAAACATCTTCACTGGCACGTCAGCGATGACAGGATTCAACTCTAATTCGATAGCCTTTACACCTTGAGGGGTGGTCCAGATTTTCCAATCAGGATTGTTCTTTCTCCAAGAGATGTAGTTGTCTACCCACTTAGAGCCATTCTCATTCCACCAAACAGCATCCTCTTTATTTGGATTTTCTTTGGTGGCTCTTCCTGCTACACGAGCAGTAGAGAAATCTAGGTCTTTAGTTTCTTTAGCCCAGGCTTTTGCCCATAGTTCATTAGTCATTGTCATAGTCATACAATTCTGCAGCATAGTGAAACGCTCTGCCACCAGCAGACCAGATGCTTGGTTCTTCAGGAACCTGCAATAACCTACCTAAATAATACTGATACCCACAAGTTAAATAAGTTGTGAATGCTGAGTAAGATATATGTGCAGGTAATTCGTAGCCATCTAACTTAATCATCAAGTCCTACAACATTGGCAAGATAATCTACTTCTTCACGTAGTTCTTTAATGTTGCGTGATAGGTCTGCAATTTCTAGTGATAGTAAATCAACTAGGAATTCCAAATCCTGGAATCGGTCATTTGTTTTTTTTAGCATTTTTTCTCCTATCGAATTGTTATTACATAATCCTCCTGCGGAGGACAGGAGAGAACTCTAACACAAGAGGATTATGTAAATCTATTTAGTTTTTATATATATAAATATATT